GCCACCCCTACGGAGGAGCTGGCCGCCGGTGAGACGAAAGCCCCCACGAGCGGCGCGGTGTTCGCCTCGCTGGTGGGCACCGTGACGAATATCGACGTGACGGACAGCGAGGACGGCACGCAGTACGTGATGACAGTCACGCAGAAGGATGGCGAAGGCGGGGAAAGCGACAGGGAGGTACGCTTTTCCAAGTACACGGACGATGACAAGGTGGTGGTGAATATAGACCTGGCCGATGCCTCGGATTCCTCCTTGCCCGCTTCCCAGTATTTGTCGTTGGGTACCGGTTTCGTGGTGAGATATGCCGTGGGCGTCGGTACGGCGGGGGGAAGCGAGGTCAGCGGATATTCGGATTTGAGCGCCCGTCTCATCGTGAAACGTGGCTCGACCGTCCTTCCGGATTTTCAGGACGCGGAGTTCACAGGCGTGACCGCCGGGCAATCCTATACGTTCGATGTTTCCGGTTATCTGACAGACGCGACCACTTATACGGTACAGGTGGAAGCGCGTGCGGTTTATGAAGGCAAGGAATTGACCAAGACAGCCACGGCCCGTGTGACGATGGTGGCCATGACGATGGAGACCACCTACAACGTGGGTAACGGCGTGGCTGACGGCGGCTACAGGAACGACGTGAATATCCCTTTCACGATAAAAGGAACGACGGGTGAAAAGAATATCTACTGGCGTTTGAACGGCGGTGTGCCGTCCACACTGCAATTGTCTTCCGGTTCGGGTCTGCAATCGAAGAACATCTCCGTCCCGCTTTCTTCTATGCAGGAAGGATTGAACGTGGTCGAGGCCTACGCCATACATGAGAACTCCGGTGTCATGAGCCGTGTGCATTATATTTCCTTGCTGAAGGCGGGCGGTGTGTCGAACTACGTTGGAATGATGTTCAACCACGTCTCGAACGGTTTTCAAACGGACTGGAAGAAGCCGGCATTGAATGCCGAACAATTCACGGCATGGAGTTTTACTTATGCCGCCTATGATCGTTTAAGCAACACTGCGACCGTCAAGGTGGAGAGTGCGGGTACCAGGCTGAAAGAGGACCGCCTGCTTCGTGGCGAATCGGGTAGCTACGGTAAGACGAATGTCAATACCGAGCTGCAAAACTACACGTTGACTTGTGGAACGGCAGAAGTTACACTGAACGTGGTAACAACCTCGCACCCGGACATAGAGGCCACATTGTCACCTGATGCGGTCTGTACGTTTGATGCTTTCGGACGTAGCAATACTGAGAATAATGCGGCCTCCTGGGTAAGCGGTGACAAGTATATGGCGTTTAAGGATATGCTTTGGAGCGTGAACCAGAACGGTGCGGGTTCCGGCTGGCATAAGGACCGTCTGCTACTGAGCAACGGCGCGTCCATGACCCTGACCGCCGAAGGTGGCTACCGCCCGTTCAACGACTCGGACAAGCCAGTAGGCTATTCCATCCGCGAGACGGGGATGACGATAGAGATAGAGTACAGCACAGCCAACGTGACGGATACGAAAGCCGAACTGATCACCTGCCTGGGCAGACTCTCGAACGGTAACCGTTACGGCCTCGTGGTGACACCGGAGGAGGCCAAGTTTTTGACGGGCGTGGTGACGGAGGCGGTAGACGCCGGTGAGGTGATCCGTTATGAAGACTCTGTGGGAACGAAGTTTGAGCCGGGCACCAATATCAAGATCTCCTATGTTTTCTATCCTGATGTGAAGACCAACGAGCAGCGCGGGCTGATCGGCTTCTTCGTGAACGGAGAGGAGAGTGCCGCGTCCAAATGGTTGGACAAGGTCAGTTTCGACATAACGGAACAGTTGCGTTTCTGCTCTGACGGTGCGGACCTCTATATCAAGAGCATCCGTGTCTACGATAAGGCCCTGACCTCGGACGAGGTATTAAACAACTACATAGTGGACCGTGGCCACCTTGATGATACGGAGGACGGACAGGGTGTACGCTCGCTTGACGAGGAGAACCGAGTCTTGAACGAGGGTGACAGTGTGAGCATGGACAAGCTCATGGGGATGATGGCGAAGCGGAGAAACTCCATACTTGTGCTCATAGGGACGGGTTCGGTAGGCAGCGAAGTCCCGAGTGAGAGCGATACGCTTAATGTAATGGACGCCCTGGCACAACTCAACGACAAGAAGGCAAACAAGCTGGTGCGGGAAATCCGTTTTTACAACGGTGAGAACCGGAACCTTGATTTTATCCTGAAAAACGCCTATGTGCGCATACAAGGCACGTCCTCGGTGAACTACGCGAGAAAGAATCTCCGTTTTTATTTTCAGAAAACAGCGAGCGGTTGGATCGTGACCCTGAGCTACGGCGAGATCGACGGTAACGGCAACCAAAGTGCCCCGGTCATAACTGAAGGCAAGAAGAACCTGTTCAGGCTGCGTGCGAACTCCGTCGGCGCTAAGCTCGCCTGTCCCAAGTGCGACTTTTCCGATTCTTCCATGACCACCAACACAGGAGGCGCCAAGTTCATCCACGACGGTTTGATGGAGATGGGTCTGCTGACTCCCGCCCAACGTTATGCCGCCGACCACCCGGATACCTGTCCCGAGGATATCCGGTCTGCCGTGGATGGTATGCCCTGCGACCTGTTCGTTGCGAAATCCGCTGATGACGACCTTGTTTATTACGGTCAGTATAACATGAACAACGAGAAGAGCGACAGCTATCCCATTTTCGGCCAGGACAAGGCGATAGGCGGTGAGACCTGGGGAGAGGGCGATACGTTGGACTACCTGGAAGCGGGTGAAAGCGGAGAAAAGGAGTATCTTCCGGTCTGTATCGAGACGCTGAACAATTCGAACGACCTATGCCTGTTCCACTGGCTTCCGTCCACGGATCCGGACCATGCGGACTTTATGGACGCCAACTTTGATGGCGGTTTCGAGTTCAACCACCCTAAAGACACCTTCTGGTCGGATGGCGGCGGTGACGAGGCGGAGGAACCCAACCTGAAGGACCACCTCGGTACGGGAGACAAGTATGACAAGATGTACAAGGCCCTTGACCGCATGATGGGTTTCGTTTATCGTTGCGTAAAGGAAACCCCGGCAGGCAAGAACCTGTCCTATAACAAGGAATCGCATACGTTTGACGGTGTGGACTACGAGGATGACGGCGACAGGTTCCCGTCCGCCAAATGGCAGAGCGCGACTTTCAGGAAGGAGGCCGCCCAATATTTCAATGTCCCTTACCTGATCGCCTATTACTTGTACGTTGATTTTAACCTGGGTGTGGACCAGTTGGCCAAGAACATGCTGCTGCGCACGTGGGACGGTGTGATATGGTATGTTACCTATTACGACGGAGACTGCCAGTTGGGCTCGGATAACAAGTCATTCCTGACGGGAAAGTACGATGACGACCGCCAGACGAAACGTGACGGAGCCTACGTGATGCAGGGTCATAACTCATGGCTATGGAACCTGATACTCGCCAACTTCCCCGACCTGATGACAGAGATAATGGTGAGCGGTCATAATGGCGGTACTTCGTTCATGAGCGCGTTCGGAATCCAGAAAGCCATCGATCATTTCGATACCGATCAAATGGAGAGATGGTGTTCGCGTCTGTATAACAAAAGTGGCATATTCAAGTATGTTTACCCATTCCTGAACGAGATGCCCGTTGGCGCCGACGGAGCCAAACAGACTTATCCTCAAATTTACGGTCTGAAAGGTTCGCTCAAGGCGCACCGTGGATATTTTATCAGAAGACGCTATGACTTGAAGCAGGTGGAGTATGGCTATGTGTCCACGCTTGGTGCGCAGTTTTATCAGTCTACCGCATCGTTGGATGCGGGCTATACGTTGAAGCCGTTACAGTTTGCGTTGACCATCCCGTACCGTGTGCAGCTGTCCACGTCCAACGGTGTACAGGCCGACAGCGGTGTCGTGGAATCGGATATATTGCATACACTTTCCTTGCGTGGCCGGTTTGGCGAGAATGACCCGTTGAAGATCATCGGTGCGGCGAAAGTCAAGGAACTGGTCTGGCATGAGGACGCTTTCGCCATCGGTTTCAATTTCGGCCTGTTCACCTCACTTGTCAGATTGGATATGAGCGTGGAAACGGCGAGTGGTTACCGTAATGGTTCATTCATGACTTCTACAAGCGCACTGACCCTGCTGGAGGAATTAAATATGAAGAACAACCTATTGGCCCGTAACGGAGACAATGGTAGTGCCGCCACGCTTGATTTAAGCTGGCAAGCACGTTTGAAGAAACTGAACCTGCAAGGCACCGGTGTTACCCGTTTGAAGTTGGCCACGGGTGCTCCGCTTGTAGAGTTGGAACTTCCCAGCACATTGGAAGAATTGTTTTTGGAACATCTTCCGAAGCTCACGGAAGACGGCTTCAGTATGGAAAGCATGGCGAACATTACCGGCTACCGCTTTACGAACTGTCCGGGTATCGACGGCTTTGCTCTGTTGGAACGGCTCCACGCGGCCAAGGAGTCCGGAGCCGGTAAGCTGGAGCGTTTCGTCCTCGAGATAGACATGGAGGATAACGGTGCGCTGCTTGAGAAATATTACGACTACGGCACTTATACGTCAAGCGGAGCGATAGACGACCGTCATTCCGGATTGCGCGGAAAACTCCGTTTGACAAAGTACATGGAGGACGAAGAAGCGGACAGATACAGGGAGAGATACCCGGAACTGGAGATCGTGCAACCGGCCTACAGTATCATCGAGTCGGACGAAAGCGCTCCGGACGATGCCAACATTTCCAACCCGGACAACGAGACCGGTTATAAGTATGGCAATACTTACGCCATGAATGCCCACGTAGCGGCGATCTTCAAAAAGCGCCACCGTGTACTTGCCAAGGTGACGAAAAAGCCCACAAGCCGTAAAGTGGAGATGGCGGGCCAGACAGTTGACGTGAACAATCCGGACGGTGAAATGACCTATTGTCCGTTGGATGATACCAGCAGTAATAAATACTACGACGGAAGCGCAGCCAAACTTGACAGCAGCGAGGGCGACTGGATGATGTACGAACCGTTCTACTGGAGTAAGGGTGTAAACGACTATCTGAATGAGAAATATTACAGCTGTTACAGTTCCAACGGTCCCGACGATATGCCTCCCATCCCCGAAGCAACCGTTCTGACACTGGATGATATAAAAGGGGCCAAGGACGGCTACCTGGCGGAACGCAAACTACTGAGTGGCAAGCCCACGCTGAAAGACTCCTATAGCACAGACAAGACTTATTCGGTTTGCAAGGTGGATGTGCAAGGTTATAAGCGTGTACGTTTTCCGAGTGTTCCCGGCACGGGATTGGTCGGCAGTATATTTGTTGACGGCTCCGGAAACGTAGTCAAAACCATTGTGGTTCCAACGATCGGTCTGAAATTCGAGGCCGGTATGTACTTGATATCCGATGTTCCGGAGGATGCGACGGCCCTTCACTTCTCGATCTTGAACACGGCCGGGTTCGACAAGGTTGTGCTTTCCAACAGCGACAAGGTCGAGGATATGGAGCCCGATTGGGTAGCCAACGAGGAACATCTTTGCGCAGTAGTAGGCAGCAGCGTGGTAGGCAGCAAGCTGCGTTCGTGTATAATGGGTAACTCCACGACGGCCAGCATGAACTGGATCGACTTTCATTATTACTCGGTTCAGCGCGGTATGCAACAGATAGATGCGTTGATGCACTCCCGTATAGCGAACTTGTTTTACGCAAGATATGGCCGTCGTGACAGCCAGGAACAGTGCGGAGGCGGTCAGCATACGAACAATCGTATCACGGGCGGTACAGCCGGTTATGGTATGCAGGATACGATCGGTTATGATGAGGCGTATAAAATAAACGACAAGATCACGAATTCCATCGTGGACGGTTCTATCCACCAGTACGCTTGGTATCGTGGCCAGGATGAGTATGGTTCTCCGACCGTGACGCAGGTAAACAATATCAGTTGTCTGGGCTATGAAGACATCTACGGCCATAAATACGACATGATGGACGGTGTTGATTTACCCAACGATAGCGGTAACCAGGGCAAGTGGCGAATCTTTATGCCAGACGGCAGTATTCGCTTTGTCAAAGGTAAGACAACAAGCGATCAATGGACAGTAGGTGTCGCACATGGCAAGTATATGGATATGGTGCCTGTAGGAAGCGCAAACGGCTCGTCCAGCACGTATTATTGCGATAAATACTACGTCTCTACTGCAGCCAGCCGTGTGGTCTATCGCGGGTACAACAGTGCGAATGCGAATGGCGGCGTGTCGT